CACAGAAAATAAAACCTTTTCTCTCATACTTTTTAAGACCTATTTGATCATTAGGATCTCCTGCTACACCATTGTTAACAGTAGCTTCCCAAGGTAACTGAACTACATTTCCTGTAATTATTCCGTCAGGATCTACTTGTAAAGCTTTCATAGTTTTCATATTCTTGAATGGAACTTTTCTTCCATCAGGATATTTACCTTGAGCAGTAAACTTTAAAGTTTGTTTTTTAAACTTTTTAGTGTTTACATATCCAGAATCTTTATCTTCCTGGACATAAGCTTCATTAACATCAGGAGTGCTTGGATCATCAGCTATGAATTGACCTTTGTCATCTTTAGCTCTTGTTTTCTTTTCAGTCATAAATTCTCCTTAGTCGTGTGTGTTGGTAGGAACACACGACAATAAAACTTTCTGCCTACCCAGACTTAAACGCTTAAGCGTCTGTTGTGATTTCCACACCAGCCGAGTCAACGATTTCTCCAACGCCATACATAGATGACACTACTACAACGAAACCACGAATTGGAGCCCAACGCATGATTTCTGTTTTAGCGGGCCATTTCTGTACCATACCGAGTGCATAATCTTTAGAAAATACACCACCAGCACGGTCAGCGGCAGAGTTAGCGGTAGGAACGTTGGTGGATTGATAAAAATCAATTCCCATAAAGTTACCGAAATATCCAGTATCTTCGTTTGTTCCTATTTCGCCAGCACCTGATCTCACGCCACCACCTGTGAAGATTCCTGAAGAGGATCCTTCTACGGCAGTTCTTAAGTCAGCAATTTGAACTGGATGTAAAACACCCACATATGGTCCAGGAGCATTAGCTGCTTCTAGAGTGTAAATTGCTGAGAATAAGTTAGCAAGAGATAAGTCTGCACCAGTACCACCAACTGATGTTGCGAATCCAGCTAACAATGCACAGATATCAACGTCTATCTTTTGTGCTATTGCGTTACCCATTTGTCTCATTTGAGCACCACGAGTAGCCGCAATAGAAGATACGTCTAATACGTCTGTGATTGTTGCCATGATTCCAACTTCAGAAGCAGTAAGAGTAGCTTTAGAAGTTGAGAGAGCTGTATTTGCAAGCTCTGCACCTTCTGCAACTGCGGCAGCTGATTCAGCATCAGCTATCGGAATGTCTACTGCTTTAGACGGTTGTCCTGATAAATCGAACATAGCTAAAAGTGGAGGAGTCACAACGGCTGCTTGTAAAGCATCGAGAATATCATCGTTAATGATTGCAGCGTAAACTGTATCATCATACGTAGTTGTATTCGTATCGTTACTTGTAAAGTCGACCATTTAAGTCACTTCCCTTCTTTTATTAATTACTTATCAAAAGTCTGGTTAGCAACGTAATTGTCTTCTCTCATCTCAACGTTTCCTTTTATTAAAGCTTCGTGTGCGGCAGTTGGATCAGATACTTGTAACTTCTTATATTGCTGCTTAGTCATTTTCCCTGCTTCAGCAGTTCCAACGACGGCAGGACTTGAGTTATCAGCAACTTTTCCTATATCTGTTAAACCAGCAGATTGCTCCACAGGTGCACTTTGAGGCGTTAAATTATACGCAGTAACAAATTCTGTAACTGTATCATTATTGATTTCTGCTTCAGGATTTGCTTTTAAAAACAATTCAGCGTGAGAATCTTGGAAACCACCAGCTCTGAAAGCTTCTTTTGCTTTCATCCCTTTGAGTTCACCTGATACTTCGTTAAATTGGTCTTGCAGCGTATTTTTATCGCTAGTAGCTTTGTCTAAAGCTTCGCGTAAATTTGGGATAGATTCTTCGTTTGACAAACCAGCTCCTTCTTGTTGTTCTGACATTATTACTCCTATTATGTCTACGCACTCTTATAGGGATCGAGTGGTATTCTTTTACTTACTTAACTCAAAGCCAGTTATTTCAAACAAGAGGTTTGAGTAATCTCTTGTTATTACCAATTTTAACCAATAGATCTGATTTGTCTACCTTGTTGAAGATTATTGTTTTGTAACAAGTTACCAGAAAGATTTTGTAAATTTTCGTCTTGTTGCATTATTCTAGACATAGCACTTGCCATTTCTATTTCAGTCATACCACCTGGCTCTTTGTATCCTAAAGATAGGTTTATAACTTGGTCAGCATCTAAGCCATAGCTTCCTAAATCAATGTATTCTCTAAATTTAAGAAGTGATTGAGCTGCTGACTGCAAAGCACTAGATACTTGTTGATTAGTTAATTGACCTGGTGTATTTTTAGCTATCTCTAAAGCTTCTTCCACAGAGAGGTTATCTAGATTTAATTTAGAAGCTTGTTCAGTAATAGAGCTTGCTTCGTATAGGTCGTATATCTGCGTAGGAGCAGTTCCTTTAAAAAAGTCTACAATACCTTGTGGACTTGTTACATCAAAATCTAAACCTTCTGCTTTCACAACACTTTGAAATGCTAACAACGCACCTGCATTTTGTTCTGCTCTTTCAAAAATATCATAGGTTTGACTTAGGTCATCTAAAGTAAAACCTTTCTTAATAGACTCAGCTGCTAACGCAATTGGGTCTGTTTCTTCTCCATACCTATTATTAAGTTCTCTAACTCTTCTTTCATATCCTTGATAGTTGACTAAAGCTTGTTCGTGATCTCCACCTGTTAAAGAAAGCATATCTTGAAAAGCAGGATATCTCTCTTTAAAAGCATTCTTTTTAGCCATTTCTCTTAAGAACTTAGTGTCAGTCCAATTTTCAGCAACTGCAATATAAAACAAATCTTTTATTTCTAAATCATTGTTTGCCCATTCTGGTAAAAGTAAATCTCCAGTAGGAGCCATTAATGTTCTTTCTACTCTAGTTGCATAATTTTCATCCGTTCCCACAACATCAGCAATACTGCCTCCAGATATTCTTCCTTGTTTAAAATCATTATAAGAAACAGTTGCTGCGATAGGTGGCTCATTACCTGCACCTATTCCTTCTAGAGCATCTAAATCTGATCTATCTGCATAATAATAAATTTTGTTTCCGCCAGGCAAAGTGTATTCAATAAAATAAGCAACTGGTAAACCAGGATATCCTGTAACTGCGTACCAAGTTCCGCCTTTAGCGTAATTAGTTAAAGCAACAGTAGGTACTACTGGAGGTACTACAGGTTGTGGTGTTGTAGAATTGTACACATCATCTGGTGTAGGTATTTGTCCTCCTGGAGTTCCTGGTCCAAAATAATCTGTAAAATCATCTGACCCACCACTAGGTGTGTCGTATATAGACTCTCTTCCTTCAGCAACAGATTCTTGAGATTCTTTAATAACTTTTTCTGGATCTACTCCTGGAGCAAAATCAAATGAAATACCTTGATATAATGCTTCTACTTCATCATCAGTTGAGTTTCCTACATCAGAAGAAATAACAGGATTAGAAGCAAAAGATGCATTATATGTAGGAGTTGATGTTGTTTCAGCACCTGGAGCAACAACGTCAGGTACTAATCCATCTCTAATTTTTTGAGTAACAGGACCTACTGGCAATTCAGAAAAGAACTCATTTCCTTTATCTACCAAGCTTTTACGTTCTTCTTTATTTTCAGGCTCAGGTTTTGTCTCAGGTCTTTGTTCAAATCTAGTATTAGGTGCTTCATTTGCTTGAATTTTTTGAACAACTTCTTCTACAGTAGTGCCTTTAGGCGCAGCTTCAATCTCTGCTTTAATAACTTCTTTAACTGCTTTCTCTTGAATTTCTTTTATAACTGATGCAGCACTTCTACCTGGTGCAAAGTCAAATGATATTTGTCTCCTCATTTGTTAAACATTCCTCCTATTCGTTCTCCTAAAGCCGATACCTTGTCTCTGAATGTATCTCCTAATCCTACACCAGGACTTCCAAAAGTAGCAGCAGTTTGTGTTTCTTGATTAGTTGCTCCCACAGATGCTGAACTTGTAACTGCGTTATTGTAATTAGGATCTCCTAGACCCATAACTCCACCAACGGCGCTACTGTACTGTCCTATGTATTGCTCTTCACTAAATTGTGGTGGTTTCTGTTGATATATTCTGTTATACCTTCTTGTATCTTTTATAAAAGGCATAGCAAAATCTTCTATAGAAACTTGAGTATTTGGATTCATAATTTTGTAATCTGTATACGATCTCTTTATTTGGTCTGTTAATCCAGGGTCATTAATTAAAAGCACAGAACTAACTTTGTCATTTATTCTCTGAGCTATCGCATTTTGTTCTGGTATTCTTGCATCTTTAAAAACTGGTAATCTATAAGTCCAAGATTTAGTTTCGTTGTTACTTGTGTAAGAAGCTGCAGCTTGAGAAACTTGATCTACCATTTCAGGTAAAGCAAGTCCGCTTTCTAATCCTCTTGTTACGGCTCTATTCATTATGTCAATAACAAAAGGATTTGCTAAATGACCTAAAGCTAGTGATTCAGCAACTGTTCTACTAAAACCTTGATTAATAGCAGAGTTTAAATATTTATCATAAACTGCTATTTTAACAGTATCAGCAACAGTTGGAGATCCACCTAATGCAGATATTCTAAATGGATTATAAAAACCTGTTTGTGCAGTAACTTTACCAAATGTTTCATCTACTAACTCCGAAGCAGCACCTACACTACCAAAATTATCTAAATATTCACTATAAGATAAATCGTTATCACCTTCTAAACCATTATTAAAAGTTATACTCCATTGTTTAAATCCTTCAGTATCTTCAGCACCTGGCAGCCATTTATCAGTTTCATAATCATAAAAATCTTTACCATAGAATTGTTTAATTTGTTTCCATTGTTCTTCTGGTGAAGTTGGCTCTCCTGTAAACATATTTGAGTTAGCTGGGTCATATTGACTTAAATCATTAGGATTGCCAATTTGACCACCAGTTCCACCACCACCTGTGTCAGTTTGTCGTGCTAAACCAAATAGTTCATTTTCACTTTTATTAAGATAAATGTTGCTTGGAGGTATATGCAAATCCATATACTGGTTATAAGATCCATTAGTATAAGCAGACCAATCTTCAAATATATTCCTACCTTTAGCAGATTTCCTGTCCATTAATACTTTTGCATAAGAAAATTGAAAATCTAAATCTGCAATAATATCTACAAATTTTTTGTATTCTTCGTCTGTCATATCTATAACATCTACTGCACGAACACCTGCATCTTGAAATTGAGAAAAGTTTGCATGAATATCTTTGTGATGAGCATGCCAATTAATTTGGAACAAACCATAAGAAGTTTCGTTTCCTGCAGCTTTTACATATTTATTAAATCCAGCAGATTCATGTTGTAACACAGAAAACAAAACAGGAAGAAAATCTTCTCCACTTACTTTAGTTTTAAAATATTGATTTAAATGTTTATAAGCGTACCCAGCAATAGCATCAGCATCTATTATTGTTTCAGGATATGCTTCATATGGGTTTATTCTTGTATTACTCATTTTCAACCTCTATCTTATCAGTAAATTTCCTTAAATCCCATTTAATGTTGTCTTTGTCTGTTGAGTAATCGCCAGATATAGAAGGCTCCTCACTATTTATATTATAGTAGTTATCAGCTGGACTAAAGTGGTCTGAAAAAAATACGTATTCTCCTGTACCATCTGCTAAATCTCCATCTAATCCATTTTCTACATACAACCAACCTAAAGCTCTACCATAAGGATCTTTTCTATTATCGTTACCAAATCTAGTATCAGTAACATAATACAATCTACCTTCATAGGTATCTACAAGTTGTTGTAAGAATGCTTTTTGAGTAATAGCTATTTCACTTTCTTCTGGATATTCTGTTGGATCTAGTCCCATTTCATAAGCCATAATTCCTATAACACGAACTGCATCTACATCCATATTTGAATACATTGTATTTATTGTGTCACCGTCAGGAACATTACTGCCGTTTGCATTTATCTTTATAGCTCTAAATGGTCTCTTAGAAGTAATTGTTTGAAACTCTGCTATTTGGTCTTGGTCACTCAAAGTGACATTAAAGGTTGCGTTGCTCACAGTGCCTTCAGCTGGGACAGGTTGCTTCCAATCTAAAGACAAAGCTTTAAAATTTGGCTTAACATAAAAATTCCACCATTGTTCTCCGCTTAATACGTTTGATCCGTCAAAGGAATAAATGTCTCCCATAATGTGGTTAAATATTGTAAATGTTTCAAAAACATCATCTACGATATCTTGCAAATCATCATTGTTAGCTATCTGACCATCGTTGCTTTCCCACTCTTCTTTAAGTGCAAACATTTTACTTTCGAATCTTTCTAAAAATTTTAATTGTTCAGGACCATCAGAGTCTTCATTAAAAAACATTTTGGATTTAGTTAAACCTGACAACAACGCCATACCTTTATTAAATTGTTGGTCAGCAGGGTCTTGAGAAGAAAACACATATGCAGGATTTAATTTTCCAGCTTTTTGTGCAGCATATAAACGTGGTATTAAATCATAAGATCTATAACTTCCATTTACAATTTCTAAATCAGAGTTTTGTGTTACTTCCTCTATTAAAGCAACGATGTCAGGACCTAACTCATCAAGAGAATATTTTATTTTAAGTTTTTCATTTATCTCTTCTATATTTTTTACATCATCTGAAACAAGCTCTATACCAAAACTTTCTCTTAACTCAGCATTAACTAAAATTTCGCTTAAAGAAAATTTACCTTCTGCAACAGCTTCTGCTTCTTCAAGTTCATTTACATTCACAATTTCGGCAAGACGGTCATAAATTACATTTACTGCGTTAACATTAAAACCAGCATTCTCGTGAATTATGTGTTTTACTTTTTCATCAGGTAATCTAACTGAGATTAAACCTTCTGCTAAATAATCTTTATATTGACTTGAGTTGTCTTGGCTACCAGTTCTAAAAACATCTCCTGATTGGTACAGTTTGCCTTCTCTATCTACTAGCAATCTCTCACCTAATTCAGTAACAATGTAACTAGGAATTGTTAAAGAAATTACTTCTGGATGTTGTCTTTGTAATAAAAGTTGTTTAGCTCTACCTTCAGTAGTATTTCCTAAATCAAACCACCAGGATCTAATATCATTTAACACTTGAATTTTGTTGTCTTCGTTATAAGGATTTGCTCTGTATTCTGTTAATGAAGCAGGTCTCACAACATCTTCAAACACACCAGCATCTTGACCAAAAGAAATCCAGTTATCTGCTACATCTACATATCTTGATGAAAAAGCAACATTTACAGGTACACCCATTCTTATTACTGTTTGACCAGATATAGATGCTCCAGCATTGTTTCTTGTTGCCTTAGCCGTAGTGTTAACATAATTAGTAAAATCTCCAATAGTGTCCCAATTAGTTTCCATATTTAAAATTACATTTGTATTGTCATATAAATAATTATTTTCTGTTCTAGCATATTTTAAAGATGTCGGAACATCTTCTATTGATTGAGGAGTTTCTCCCATACCTATAGCTTCTGCTACGAATTTTGTTGCTCTTAAAGAAGAATCTATAACGCCGCCTCCCATAAGAAATCTTCTTACAGTAGTTCCTGTGTTATATTTCCATTGTTCTTCAGGCGGGAAAAAAGATTGAGAAGGGAAAAGATCTTCTATAGTATCTTGTAACTCCATACCTTTGTCATCGTCAAGAGTATTCATCATAGCCCCAATTAACATAACAGGTAAGATTCCGCCGATTGGATTTATAACAAACATAGCGTTGTTTCCATTAGGTAGGAATGTTAAAGGAGAGAAATCAACATTAATGTTTTCTTCACCAAATCCAAAATTGTGTAATGGATTGCTAACAGTTCCTTGAAGTTCAGCATTTGCTATTCTTGACATATAAGAATATCTTCTTAGATTTGGCACAAAATTTAATGTGTCATTTATTTTAGATTTAACAAAATTACTTGCAGTTTTTTCATCTGTATAAGCCCACCAATTTCCTCTTAATTGTGAACGCCTACCTAAGTCTTTAAGATATCTTCCCCAGAAATCAGCCCAAGGACCACCGAATGGTGCAATAGATCTAAAATCTTTTCCTAATGGTGTACTTAAATGAAACTTTAACATCATATCGTCTACTTCTTTTGTAGCATAATCTGCTGCTAAAGCTTCAATGTAATCATCAGTCACATAACCAGCTTTAAATAAATTTTCGTCAAAGTAAGACATACCCCAAATATCTGATTGATATCTTGGGTCTATTGCTTGAGCGTGCACAGATAAATCTTTCTTTATTTCTCGACTGTTAATAATTTTTTTTCCTTGAGATTCAAACAAAGCTATTAATTGTTCTTTTCTTGTTGCATGAGCTTTGTTAGCAATTAAGTTAGCTCTGTTCCAAGCTGGGTTACCAAACATCTGCTCCATTACACCTGTTTCTCTACCAGTAATTTTTCCAAGTCCTCTTTCACCTAAGAAACCGTTTTGTTTCTTAACTCCAGGAACTCTTATGTATCCAATAACGCTCTTATCTGGTAAAGCTTTTAGATTTGTCCCTGTTCCTCGTTCTTTTGCAGCTTTAAGAAACGCATTCCAAACGCTATCTACTTTGTTTGCAGGCACACCTAATGTGTACCATGCTTTCATTGACTCATAATATTTCCAACCTTCTTCAGCATTGACTAAATAATGTTGATAAGGAACAGGAGGTAGATTAAGTCCTAAATGTGTAGCCATACCTTCACCTTGTTTATAACCAAACATTTTTAAACCTTTTATATAATCTGCATCTGAAGTTCCAAACCACTTTACCCAATCTTCGTCAGTTCCCTTTTTAATAAGATCATCTAATTGAGCTTTTGTTAAATCTTTACCGACTTTTAATTGTTTAATTTTTTCTAATACTTGAGCGTATTGTTGAAATCCATAATCATTTAACAAAGAATCAATGTGTTGAGTAGCGTACTGAAAGAAACCAGCGTCTGTATTTTTTAATAATTCTACAGGTGCGTTGTTATCAAATCCCATTTTATAACGTTGCGCAACTTCTATAGGAAGTTGTTGTTGTGTTTCTAAAGCATCGTTAACCCATTTATTTATTTCTTTTGCTAATTTTGGATTTTCCATAGCTGCTTCAACTCCACCAAGTTTTCTAATTTCTCTTAAATTTTGCCTAACACCTCTATTAAAAACATAATCTTTTCCAGTACCTTTCCAACCATAAATAGATTTGTAAAAAAACACTTCGTCAAAAGCAGCGACAAAAGCAGTAGATGGTCTTGCAACTTTATCTAGAATCCAAGCTCTGTTAAAATTTTCTATATTTTCATACCAACGTTTAGAATTAATTTTTCTCATTAACGCAGTTATGTTTCCTCCCTCAACGGCTTGATTCATCACAAAGAAATCTAAAGGACTTATAGGTAGTTCTCCTTCAACAACTTGATTAGTAGCTCTCCTAGTATTTCTAACGTCTCCTATAAATTGTTCTATAAGTTCTTCTGTTGTTTCTGTAGTTGTATTTTTAAATTTATCATTTTTCTTAAGTTCAGCTATTAAACGAGAATCGTATTTTCTACCAGATGCTAAGAAAGCGTCTTCTGCTTCGTTAAGCATAAATTTAGTTCCTTGAGCTCTATCAATATATTTTGATTGTCCCCTAAGAACTGCTGATGCTGCACCGACTTCATCTTTGTACTGCATCATAACTTTAAGAGTTACCCAATTTATGTTTATATCAGTAACTTCTCCAGCTTTGTTTTTTATAATTTTTATTGGGTTTTCTATGTAGAAGACATCTTTACCTTTAGCTTCGGCTTGCGCTATACGTTTTCCTTCTGCGTTGTTTTCTAACTTCTGTCCTTTAAATTTTATTTTTGATGCTTGATCATATAAGTTATCTCCAACTTTAGACAAAGTAAACCAACCGCCTTGTAAATTATCAAATTTATGCCATCCTAATTTGTACACAAGCGTGTCTAAAGCTTTCTGCATAACTTGTTGTTGTTGTGACCTAATAGAAGTATTTAACAATTCATCGTAAGCTCTCATTTGTTTGTCTAATTTGTTTAAAAGTTTTCTATGTTCTTTTTTAACTAATAAATCAATTTTTTTATAATTTACACCTTTTCCAGCTTGTTCAGCTATTTCGTTAAGTTTAGAATTAAAATCATCTAAAAATTTAGTAAAATTTTTTGATGCATCTATAGATTCTTTTGATCCTGGTACTAAACCTGCTAATTCGTTAGCCTCATCCATAAATCTTTGCATTTGCGCTCTACCTTGAGGATTACCCATAAAACTTTCATCATTAAACAATTGCTCTATATCAAATGTATCGTATTCTACAATCTCTCCTTGCTTCTGACCTTTACGAGGTCTCACAATACCAGCTGACTTGTTTTTTTGTAATTTAGAAATATATGCTTGTTGATCTAGAATAATATTTTCTGCAGCACCTTCAGTTTTTAAAGTTTGTAATTTCTTCTTAGCTTTTTTTAAAATTTTATCGACTGTACCATATTCAATTGCAGGTTTGCTAACACCTTGTCTGACATCAGCTATTTCATCTAAATCTAAATTTCTAATAGATTGACCAGACACAGTAGTGTCATCTCCTAAATGCTTTACAACATTTCTTGAATTTTTTCCTAAAGCTCCCATTTCAAAAAAGTTTATTAAATCAGATTGATTAATTATTTGTAACCTAAGTGCAGCTAAAGCGCTTCCATTGAAGTTAGTTCCACTATTTAAAGTAGCTTCAAACAATTCTTCTAATGAATCATCTAATGTTTGCAGTAAATTATTAATCTCTCCTTCAGGCAACTTAGTACCATGAACCATGCTTTCAATAGCTTCCATAACACTTCTTCTTGCATTAGGACCAGCAAGATTAACTTTGGTTGAAATATTTTTAGTTGTTAATAATTTGTCAAAAGCTCTTAAAGATTTTCCATCACCATTAATAGCTTTTCCTATTATCTTTACATTTCTCTGTGCTTTAAATCTATTCCAATAAGTCTTATGAAATATGTAAGGATTATCTCCTTGCAATAAAGTATCTGTATAAACTTTATAAAATCTTTCGCTTGTAACTTCAGAAGTTCCTCTAGCAAGATCGTCTTTAACAATGTTTTTTAATCTACCTTGATTAGCGTCTGAAAAGTTTTTAAGCAATTCTTTTTTTTGTAAATATGTTCCTTCTTTTAAAATTTTATAAAGGTCATCAGCAAAGGCTTTACCTAACCCTTTATTCATAAATCCTTTTATATATTTTGCATGAGCAAATTGTTTTATTGCTCCGCCTCTGATACCAGTTGCTGGTGTAAACAACCATATTGTCGGGTCAAATGCAAACGATGTTCCAATATCTATCATAGAGCCTGAAAAAGTTCCATTCATACCAATAGCTTCTGAAGGTTTATAATCCATTTTTTTAATACTTTCTTTAAGACCAAACTCATTAGACATTTGTCTTCCATCTTCTGTTGCGAGTAAAAAAGCTCCTGTAGATATACTTCCTACAAAATATTTAGAGTAAGCACCCAAAGCGTTAACTACTAACTCTCCAACAGTATCTTCGCCAGAAGCAATTTTTTTAATTTGTTCTGCAGTTGCTTGATGAATAGCTTCTACAAAATCATTGTTAGCATCCATCAACTGAGGATTGTTTGCTTCTATCATGACAGTTACTATTGCTTTAGCTTTAGCTTCATCTCCTCCCACAAAAGGCATATCTAAAATTTCTTGGGCAAATATTGGATCGTTTTGACTTAAAGACTCCCAAGTCTGGTCTTGAGTAACTGTTTGAAAATTTTTAATAGATTGATCTCTTTGTTTTTGAACATCTGAAATTAAATTTTCTTCATATCCTGAATTTCTTTTATTTGTATCTTCTTGTCCAACAAGAGCAGTTAAAGCATAACTTATAAATTTTCCTGTCACTACAGCTAAAGTTAAAGGATTTGTTGCAGTCAGCTCTTCTGGTACTTCTGTATCTTTAATTTTTGCAGGAAAAAAAGTTGTATTTCCTAAAAATATTCCAGACTTATAAGCATTACTTGTTCCATCTTTTATTTTATTCCATAACTTACCCATCATGCCTTCTTGAACATTGTTAGGTATTTTATCATTCACAACTATCGCATCTGCTTGTTCTTGCGTTTCGAACAACGACAAAGTTTCTCCTAATTTTTCTTGAGTAACTTCATCTAAAGATTCTTGATATTCTTTTTCAAGATCAAGTGGTTTTGTAACAGGAGAAGTTCCAGCCATTCCAGGAGTTCCTGCTGAAAGAGCTGCTCCAAATTTACTAGCAAGTTCTCTCCAATTAGTTCTTCTTTTAGCAGTATCTTCTATATCGGTATTAACATTTTGAGCAGTTTCGTAATAGTCATATACTCTTGGAAGATGTTCTATCATTTCTGGACTAAGGTCACTTAATTCTTTTTGTTGTTCAGGAGTCAAAGTCAAAACCCAATTGTGAGGAACTTCTCCCACAGTATGTAAAATAGCTTTTTCCATGCCTTGTACATTTCCTGTAGAAGGAGGATAATAATTTGTTAAATCTTTTTTAGATGGTAAATGATAACTTAAAGCACCATCATATTCTTGGTCTTCTAATGAATATTTAGATTCTTCTTTTAATCTATCTTCTAATGGTTTATCACTCATCGTCGCCCTGCAACTGAGAAATAACTGCTCCTCTAATTACTTGGGCTGCGGCAGCTTTAACTGCTGGAATTTTAACAAGTCCATAGCGTTATCTACTGCAGTTGCTCGTTGTTGTTCTAATTCTGTCATAGGAGGAGCTTGAACTCCCATACCTTGACCAAATGGTAAACCATCACTAGCTAATCCACCTTGATTAGGAGAGTTAGCTACAAAGTCTCCAATGCCACCTAAACTTAAACTTCCAGGAGCTTGCGGAGACATTCTTTGAGCTCCAGCACCAGGTAATGGATTATCTCCTTGTACTCCTAAAGACATACCAGCATTAGATGCCATATTTTCTATTTCTTGTTTACCACCAGAAGGTAAACCACCTAAGTCAGTAATCTGTGACGGTCCTTCAGCCATATTAACCTCCTATACCTAATGCTCCTAAAGAAGGTAAACTAGCAGCTTCAGGTGGTAATTGTCCACCTTGCGGTAAACCACCTTGCGGCGGACCACCAGGAGCTGCACCTTGCGGTAAAGCTTGTTCTTCAGGTTGCAAATCTTCTAACAATTTATTTACTACTTCATTTAAATCTACATTTTCTTTGCCCATGTTTTGCAACAGTTGAGCTGCAATCTGTACATTACCTTGAGCAGCTTGTTGGTAAATACCTTCCATCAGAGAATCTGTTACTCTCTGTCTCACAATTCTTACCTCTTCCCTAGAAGGGTCTTCTAAGAAATCCATTTCATCTCTTGCAGTCTCTCTAGATATTAGATTTTGATTAAGATTCATAGCAAGTCGCATCTCTCTGTTAGATGGATCTGTTCCAGCACCAATACCGTACCTGACATTGTTGTCATAATGACCTGCAATATCTCTTGACGGTATAAAAATTTCTGGTTTCTTTCTGTCAGCTGCATCTCCGTGAATAGTCTTTTCTCCATCACAGTAATGCTCATCAAAAGCTAACAATATTTGCGTAGCTTTTTCTAAGAACGATTCAAACTGTTTATGCGCTAAAGCAAGTCGTGCATCAATTTGTCCCATAGATGCTTCAATACCACGAGCAGAAACAATACTTGCACCTGGATCACCACTAAGTTGACCAGGAAAAGATGCTTGAGAACGTGCTTCAGAAGCAAGTCGTCCAATTAAATCTTTTGCATCAAAGTGACTACGAGATTGCATTCTCTCCATACGAGCTTCAGGACTTCTTCCGTGTATTACGGCACCAGGACCGAAGTCATCTGGATTCATAACATCATACTCGAACACAGGTGGATAGACTTCTTCTTCAGAACTTGTGATTGTAAGAGTCATTAACCTGTGCATTGTTCGTAGTATGTGTCTCGTCTGATCGAATATTCCTCTGCATTGTCCGTCAAAAGATGGAACTGATACTTCAACAACAGGTACTTTACCAAGCTTATTCTCTTCTTCTGTAAGAATAATGCCTGTTCTTTTTTGCATACCTTCTCTTGATGCATCAGCAATCATGTGTACGTATTTGTCAGGGAAAAACCAAAACCATTCCTCTACTTCTGTAATCTTAGGATCTAAGACTCCTCTAGCAGCAGGATATTGTTTAAGAATAACGTCTGTAGATACCTTTTTAGCTACCAATAATTCAATGATATTTCCCTTAGTATCTTTAATTGGATAGCAATATCTAGGGTCTAATCTTTGTAGATAAGGATCTCTTTTAGCAGGTTCTTCGGAAAAATCAGCCCAAACACCACAATATGCTGCTCCAGCTCCTGCGTAATCGCCCCACCATTGAGCCATTAGCTCATTAATGTTAGAACTTGACCATAGTTCTTGTGTTCTACGTTCTCTTTTCCTTGCAGCTCTTTCTCCGCCTTTTAAATCTTTATTAACAGGTACAGGGATTCTAACTGATGGAATAACGGCACCACCAATAGCAGACCAATGGTGTATACCCATTTCTATAATATTTGCAACAGAAGGAGCTTCAGCAGTTGCAGTTAAGTTAGCCCAAAGCATGTGCCACTCTCCATTAACAACAGTTGTTATTTCTTTTACTCGTTCTTTCCACTCAGCATGTGTTTCAATTAGTTGATTTCTCCTGTCCCAATATTGTTGTGACGGAGATAAGTTTCTACCTGCTGAACTTGCATTTTCTAAAGGTGTACCAAAATTTAAATTGCTCATTTATTCCTTGTAAACATTCTATCTCTTATAATAGGCGGAATATTTCGTCTTGACACGACTTTTGTTAAATCTACACTAAAAAATGTAGAATTCTTGCATTCTCCGTTTGCAATCCACAAAGCGATCAAAGCGTCCTGTTGTTTCGCCCAAGGAAATACTAGCATATCATCCATCAATGGTTCAAGCTTTGTTTTATCTTGTACGGTAGCTGAAGGGAAAGCTATTAAGCCGCTATAAAATAATGATTGCATAGCACCTACGCCATACTCTTCATCCCATTTAGATCCTCGTTTTTTACCAGCACCAGTTGTTTTATGTTCAATCATTCTGGTACCTGCCCATTCAGCACGTTGTTTCACAGTATCATCTCCTAAGATAGTCGGAGCAAAGTTTGTTTCTATAACTGTATAAGCAACTCTATGGTCTTTGTACTTCTCCCAGAACTCATACATTAATTTATTTCTGACACCGGTAGCACCTAATCTAAATCCTACAAAAATGTCAACAACAGTCCTCACGCCTGTTTGAGGATTGTACGCAAGCAAAATTGATGCAGCTCTACCAGTCGTTGCTGGATCAATACCAAGTATTAAAATTTCGTCAGGATACACTTGACCAATACTTCGAGAAGCACCTAACTCTAAAGCGTTGTCTATAAGTTCTTGTTTAAAAATACCTTCTTCGTTTTGTACATCTTCTTGTTGGTACACAAGTTTCCACCTGAGCGGATCTCTAGAGGATATCTCATCTCGTATATCTCTTAGTCCAGGTATAAAAACTTCTGTATCAATTGTTTCGTCATGTTCCCACTTGCCATCTAAAGACCAATACTCACTCCAATTAGGTTTTTCTTGGTCAGTATGTTCATCTAAAATTGCAGGTATAGAAACATGTTTAAATATTCTATGTTCTTTCCAGGACTCTTTCCATTGTCCATAATTATCTAGTGGGTGAATTCTTGTACCGTTGACTAGGGTCTGTCCTCTCTGCGCCCTAGACCTTGCCTCCTGTGTAAACCATTCGTCAATTCTTCTCCGCCTAACATCAGTCTGTTGATTCTCTAAAGTCAAAGCATCATCAAGAATAAGTAAGTCAAGTCGTGATCCATATATCTGTTTACCAACAGACAAAGCTTGTACGGTCGGATCTCTTTCTCCAGACTCTCTTTGTCGTATGGTTATCTGGTCTTTAGACCAGCCAAAACCGTCAGCTTTTTGTGATTTAAATCCGTTAAAATCTTCTATTAGATTTCTTTCGCAATCTTTATAAAGATGCGGGTCAACTAAATATCTTTTAATTCTACCTAACAAGTCTTGTGCCTTTTCCCCAGACTTCGTAACCAGGGCAATTCGAATGTCTGGGTTTTGGCACATTTTGTATACTGGATACCACAAAGCTGATAACGTAGACTTGCCTGACTCAGGATGTCCTAAAACTAAAACAAGTCTTCCTGTAGGATCAGCGAGATTCTTTTCTATCTCAAATTGATGCGGAGCAAACTCAACATTAAAATATAATTTGCAAAATTCAGAAAAGGACATATTCGATAAATCAGGGTAGGAATCTTTAACCGCATCACCAGATCTAATTTGTCGTGCTTCAGCAGCCCAGTCCTTATGTCGCTGCGAGTTTTCTTCCCACCATTTTCTTGTAACACCGATACGCTTACAAGCTTCCGTGTAGGTGAGTCCGTACCTAATACATTCCAGGAAAGACTCCATAGCCCATGCTTTCCAAAGACTTGTACCCTTTTTTGCTGGCGGTGGAGGTAAATATACTTCTGCATCTTTATCGAATTGAAAAACTTCATTGTTAGCTCCAAATATTTGTGCTTTAACTTTTGCCCTATCAGACAACAAATCAGCATCAGACCTTTTAGGTCTACCTGCTTTTATTTCATCGGTCATAAAATTACTATAACACTAAGTTTTAGCTTTACGCCAGGTATTAGACAAGATATCTCGACAAGACCTACACATCCCTTTTTTAATGTCTGAAGGTAAGCCAAACACGTTAACCTGTTTTACACCACAACTTCGGCATCTCATTCGTCCTCCTCTAACAGAGACTCCTGTACCTGTTCAACTCTAGGGACAGGTCTAGAAGTTTCACTCTCTATTATATCCCAACCTTCCTTAGTTACACTATATTGTTTAGATCTTCCCTCACCCGTTTGCTCTACAAGCTCTTCTCTGATAAGCTGAGCCTTTGGACGTTCAAAGCGACCTCCGTCCATATTTGCAGCTTCTCTCCAAGCTTTATTAAAGAACTTCTCTCCTCTGTGTGTTGTAATGTCTCCTAAAGCTTTTAGTAAGGAGTAATCTCTTGCTTTCACACCTTCTTGGTACGCAGTCAAACCTGCAGAGCCACTCTCTGGGTCAGCAGTCAACATAAGGGACCATGGCTTAAATGGTTCAGCATCTTTTTGCTTAGTGCATTCCATTTCAATAAAGCCAGAGTCTTGTCCACGTGCAGTTAAGTGAATCGTTGTATCTGCTGATGCTCGTATAACAGAAGATCCTCTCATGCTCTCTCCAGATTTTGTGTCATGGTGTACTGCTAGTATGGCTGCGTTAAAGTTTTGCCTTAGTGTATCTATCATAGCTACCACTTGCCCCATATCTTGTTGTAGGTTTTCATTAGCACCAACGGTACATCTCTGCAACGTATCAATAACAATAAGTCCTGGGTCCACAGATTCAACTAGGTCAAGAAAATCTAGTTGCTCAGTTGTAGGAAGTTTTCCTGGTGGAGCAAATAAGGGTACTGCGCTCGTGTAATAGAAGACAGGTGGAAATATGGAGGCATTTCTCCTATTCTTCCAAGCGGTTACACGAGCACCTAAGTACCCAACTCCTTCGGCTAGGACATATAAAACTGTGGTCTTTTGTGTCTTCTTACCAAACCATGTCCAACCGTTAGCTATGGTGTTAGCCCAGTCTAATGCTAAAAATGTTTTTCCGACACCTGCATCAGAGTGCAACACCGTAAAGCCCTCTTCCATAATAAAATCCTCAATAAGCCATTCAGGTGGTTTGAGCTTGGTAACGTCTTCGCCTTTAAGGACTTTTAACTTTCGATAGTTATCTGCCCCTCGATGATGCTTTAATAAAAGCTTTAGTCTCTCTGGTACAATCATATTCCTCCATATTCGTATTGTTATACTACAACACCTGTAATTTTAGTCCAACAGGTTTGGACTAAAAGTTAGTCCAAAGGCACCTGGACTAACTTACACAAATGTTTACTAGGGTTTCTTGTTTAGTCCAATAGCTATAAGGGTTTTTAAGAATGCCAAAGTTAGTCCACTTATGTCCACCCTTTAGGGTGGACTAAGGGACTAATGGGACTCTGTTTAGGGGACTTAGTAAAGGATATATGATCAATATATATATTAATCAGTCTATATATAGGTTTTTGAGAGTTTTTAAGGGTTTTCGCAAAATTAATGTGGGGACTTTCCTTAGGTTAGGGAAGGGGCTTCTTATGTTTGTCGTTTGTCTTGTTCTCTCGATTCTGTCCTAAGAAGGCCCCTTCCATTGTAAACAATGTCGGTCGTGCCTCCCTCGTTGTTTACTAAAGCAAGAAAAGAAAAAAAAACATATATATACGTATCGCCATTTATAATTACTTTGTATGCACAAAGTAAAACAAAAGCAATTACTTTGAGAAAGTAATCAAACCAAGTAAGATACAGTCTCGTAACTGCAGTACGAAACCTTTTATTGAAATAAAAGCTTTACCAAAACAACTTACTAAACAAGAGTAACGACGCTGGAACCACACACGGTCATCCCAGAGTGGAAATTTCGCACTATATTGGTATCCCAAGCACTTTCAGATGATAGTCCACTGCGTAGGATGCCATGGATATGTTCACCAAAACGGTGTTTTCGGAACGGCAATCTACGAACGCAAGCGTTCTGGGAATCCAAAATCTTG